GGGTGGAGGCGGTGGTGGATCTGGAGCAACATTAATTGCACCGGGTACAGCGGGAACAAACATAAGCGCGGTCGGTACTTCAGGAGGGGCAGGCGGTGCTTCAACTGGTCAAACAGGCGGAGCTGGAGCAAGAACCGGTGTAAATGCTGGAGCTGGAGTAAATGGCGGAGGCGGCGGTGGAGGTTTCCTAGCTGCTGCTCCTACCAATACATCTCAACAAGGCGGAAATGGCGGAGCAGGAACATTTTGGATACAAACATCTAATTCTGCAACTGCTGGATCAGGCGGCGGCGGCGGCGGATTTAATTCCTCTGAGTATTTAGCTTTTGGATCGCAGCAAGGAGGGGCCGGTGGCTTGTATGGTGGTGGTGGAGCGCCAAATATTGATAATTCTACAAATAACGCTCCATTGTCTGGAACGGGTGCTCAAGGTATTGTTGTTTTTACATACTCAACCCTTAACATAAATCCAAGTTACCAGTTATATTATACTGTCACTGATGGAACAAACTGGGAAACAGGTGTGGGCGCTTACTTTATTCCATCTGGGACCATTACAACAATTAGAGTTATGGCTTCATCTAATGGCGGCGCATCTATAACTAAAACAGTTGGGATGTACGTGTACATCACATACGCAGCAATGAGTACAACAATTATTGATAATGCGAATAACTGCCTAATTCCATTTGGTCCGACTAATACTAGAGTCGGTGTTAATAACATAGCACTAGCAACATCGATGAGTTCATAACATGCCAATCAATTATATCTCCGCTCAAAAAGCAAACGTAACAACGGCAACCACCTGCTATCAGCCAGTAACATCTTCAACTGTTCAAGCAACGATGGTTGGTTGTTTGCTTGCTAATACAAATACAGTATCTGCGACTGCTACAGTTACGCTTATTAATAATGGCGCAACAGTAACTACTAACATTATTAAGAATGTACAGATACCATCTGGTAACTCGCTTGATATTTTAAACGCTGCAAGAATTGTAGTACCATACAATTATCAGGTACAGGTTACTTCCTCTCCGGCAGTGGATGTAACCATATCTTCTATTGAGGTGACCTAATGTCTTTTCTCGGTACAGTACCTACAGCTACGCAGGGCGGTAATGGTTTAGCAGCTCCATCTTTTAGTGACGTTATTGGGTTTAACAATAACGGGACAACACAACCTATTGGACCAACTAACGGAACACAGTTACCTGTTGCTGATCCAGTATTGGCTAATGCTCAAACCAATGATGCACCTATTAGCGTGTTTGTTTCTGGCGATCCTGCGGGAGACTTTGCCGGGATAAACCTACTTGAGCAGGTAATGACTGATGGTACAGGTCTTGCCATCAACACGCGCTCACTTAATCAGCAAACATTAAAGACAGATGCAAGCAATGCATTAATTCCATCAGATGCGCCTGCTGCACTTGAAATTGAATTGATTAATGGCGGTCAATATATTTTAGATACAACTGGGTATCAGACTATATTAATTCAACAGCAAACTCTTGGATCATATGTATTCTTAGATCAAAGTAACGATAACGTTAACTTTACTCCAGCATCTGCTGTACAGTTATTAGGAAACCAGCAATCGTTTCCTTCTCCTTATACACAAGCTGTGTTTTCACAAGCAATGTATGCAATTCCTGTTGCAGCACGTTATATACGTTTTACGGCAACTACGACAACAACTGTTGATCTAGCAATTTATTTACGTCAAATACCATTTAATTCATATCAAACTTACTTTTCTGTAAACCTTCCGCAAGGCGCTCAGTTGGGTGGATACAACCAAACAATTAACCCCAACGGTACGGCAAATGCTGCATTTAATGCTCAAGGTGGAACTGCACCTAATCCAACATTAATATCTGGTATAGATCAAACAAGCGCTATTCGTGCAGTTAAGACGGATGGTGTCGGTATGCAGTATGTTCGCGGCGCACCGACTCAAGTTGGACAACAATCAATAGAAGAATTATTGACACAGATATTAGGAACTCTTCGTGTGCTAACGCATTATAAATATGAAGAGCAACTAATGGCAGGTATCCGTTCTTCCGCTGACGAACCTGATAATATGTTAGCGGATTATCTCAACCCTGCTTCAACCCTCAACAACATGACAAACTAGGAGTCATTATGTTAATTCAGAATCAAGTAGGCTCATTGCCTTCATCACGTCAAACCGCAGGTACACCCAATAACCCCGGTGGTACTTTCGGCGAGGCATTTGTATCAGAACTAGCCCCTCAGTATTATTCATTAGTAAAAGCAAACAAAGTGTTTACCTTGTCTGCCACTAACGTTAACTTAACTGGTTTCACTGGTGGTGCTGCTGGTACTCCAGCAATCGGTATTTATAACCCAGCAACATCCGGTACTGATATCGTTATTCTGCAAGCCCGTGTTGGCATTAAAACCACTGGTACTGCTGCAACTTCTAACGATTTTAACTTCTGGATGGCTAACCAAACCACTGCTGCGGTTTCAGGAACTCAGACTGCTTCTCGTTCGATGTATTCACAGCAGAACACAGGTTCCGTTTCATACGGTATGGTTAACGTTGCTAACACGGGTGCGCTTGCATCTACTTTGGTGGCCCCTTCTGTTTCAATCGGTACAACGACCACTACACCTACCCAGACTGTTGGTCTGTTCGTAGATGACGTGAAAGGACTGATTATTCTTGCTCCCGGTAACTACCTAGCATATGGTTTGTATGCAACGACTACCGCTGCTACGTTTGACGTTTCCTTGATGTGGGCTGAAGTACCTAGCTAATCTAGGATGGGGATTTATTATCTACGGCTAATAAATTAAAGAAGGAGTTCAGCAATGTTCTCCTTCTATCCCGTTTCGTCTGCACCATTTAGCTCGGCAAAAACTCCCGGCGCAGCAAATCTTCTTGGAGTAGTTGCATCAGGTTTAGCTGGAACAGTAGTTCCTCGGAGCACTGAATCAGAATCAGGTGTAGTCGCGTCAGGCGCATTAGGGCTTGTAGTACCTTTCTTATCACCTGCTTTCCCATTAACGGGAGTATCTGCGCAAGGTCTAATTCCGTACATTGGGCCGGTAACACCAAATGGTGTAGTAGCAAATGGATATGCTGGAATTGTTTTACCCGGTCCTGTTATTGCCATTTCTGGCGTAACAGCAAATGGAATTGCAGGTGCATTAGGTGGAGATTGGTACTGGACTGAAATAGACGACGATCAGTTGTATCCATATTGGACACCGATAATTACTCTCTAGGAAAATTATGTCAACGTGGACGCCTAATCTAAATATTCAGTTAATTGGGACCGGAGAGCAAAACGGATCATGGGGTACTACCACTAATGGTAACTGGCAATATTGCATGGAAAATGCAATTGTTGGTTCGACTCCTATTGTGTTCTCTGATGCAAATAAAACTTTAATTGCATCTCAATCAACAACCGATCAGCAATATCGGTATTTATATCTAAATTGTTCTGGAACGCTTACTGCTCAACGCACTTTATTTGTTCCAACAATTAACAAAAACTATATCGTCATTAACAACACAACTGGCGGGTATGGTATTCAAGTTCAAACGGCATCTGGAACAGGAATTGTTGTTCCAAGCGGAACAACTGTACCTTTATATGTAGATGGTACAAACGTTACTGCGGCATATAATTATGTGCCTTCTTTGTCGCTAGGTTCGGCATTGCCCATGTCTAGTGGCGGAACAAACAATGCAACAACGCCAACAGCAAATTCAATTGTCTATACATCAACAACAACGATTGGTGCTACAACGTATCCGTTGATGACATACGTTCCGGGTAATACCTCAACAACTCCTTTCTTCTTATCTTCAACAGGAACAGGTTCTGCGGCAAACGCGCCAACGTTAACGGGTTCAACAGGATCGGGATTGGTAGTATTGGCAAGTCAGCCAACATTCTCTGCTACACAGGGTAATGCACCATTTACTGTTAACAGCACAACGCTGGTAGCCAATTTAAATTCAGCGTCTGCGGCAAAAGTAAACAATGCATTGGTTCAGGGAGCAGGAATTACTTTTAGCGCAGGAACAACTTACGATGGTTCTCAGCAGGTCACTATAAGTGCTAGTGGTGTTACTTCTGTTTCTGGAACATCAAATCAAATTAATGCAAGCGCCAGCACGGGTGCTGTGCAATTAAGCATTTCATCAAATTATTCTGCCCCTTCAGTAGTTAACGCATTAACAGCTGGATCAGGTTTAGCTTTTAATTCTGGAACAACATATAACGGTTCAGCGGCTTTGACACTGAGCGTTACATCCGCTCCTTCAGTAACGAATTCATTAACAGCAGGAACTGGATTATCGTTTAGTTCAGGAACAACATTTAATGGATCAGCAGCAGTAACATTAAACTCCACTGGATCAACGCTAAATTCACAATCAGGAGCTTATGTATTATTAGCATCTGATGCTGGAAAAACTATTTCAATTTCTGCCGGAGGCATAACAGTAAATAATTCGGTATTTTCGGCAGGAAATTTAGTCACCATTTACAACAATTCTGCGGGATCACAAGTAATCACCCAAGGCTCAGGCTTGACGCTGCAATGGGCCGGTCAGTCTACATCGACTACAGGAAACAGAACATTGGGCTTATATGGTATTTGTACAATACTGTTTATTAGTTCATCTTCTGCGGTTATATCTGGAGCTGGGCTAACATAAAATGTCCATATTACAAATTTTATTTGCAATCAATACAAACGTTAATAACATAGTTCAAGCGTTTAATGGATCAATAAGTTGGGTAGCGCCTACTGGAGTTACTTCAATTAATTATTTAATTGTTGGCGGAGGCGGAGCTGGCGGATATAACATAGGTGGCGGTGGTGGCGGTGGTGGCGGGGTTCTTGTAGGGACTCAAGCAGTTACCGCTGGCTCATCTTATTCTGTTGTTATTGGTGCTGGCGGAGCACCTAATCAAACTAGCCCACAAAGAGGCGGGTCATCTTCTTTTGGTGGTGGTTCGACTGGAAATGGAGGCGGAGGTGGCGCTCAAGGACCACAAGCAGCAGCAGCCGGAGCATCAGGCGGAGGTGGGTCTGGACAAAATTCAACATTAAGCTCAGGGGCTTCTGGAAATTCTCCTGCTACCACTCCAGTTCAAGGATACAACGGAGGCGATAGCAACGTTAATAATCCATATCCTTCTGGTGGTGGAGGTGGAGCAGGACAAGCAGGGGGGAGCGGAGGCTCTGTGCAAAGCTCCACAAGCGGTAATGGAGGAAATGGTGCGGTTTCTACGATTACTGGAACTTCAACCTATTACGGTGGGGGTGGAGGCGGAGGCGGAAACTCAAACGGTGCAGTTGGAGGCAGTGGTGGTTTAGGTGGGGGTGGAGGCGGAGTTTCTTCTTCAAGAGCACCTATTAGCGGATTACAGAATACAGGAGGCGGAGGCGGAGGGTGTTATGACGGTGTATATCCGGGTTCAACGGGAGGTTCTGGAGTAGTCATAATTTCTTATGCAACTACATCAAAACCAACAAGACTTGTTTTTACAGGTACTGGAAGTTTTACGGGACCAGCAAATACTCCTAATGCATCTTATCTTCTTATTGCTGGAGGGGCTTCTGGTGGCATAGGTTCTGGCGGCGGAGGTGGAGGCGGTGCAGGTCAATTCTTAACAGGAACTACTGGAGCAATTGTTGCGGGAGCAAAATATACTGTAGTTGTTGGGGCGGGAGGACAAGGCGGAAGCCAAAATGTTGATGTTTATAGCAAAGGACATGACTCAGTTCTTTATGGCTTAGATTCTCAAGGATTCAATATTACAGCTTTTGGAGGTGCAGCTGGAGGTACAGCAGGTGTGCAAAGCGGTCAAGATGGATACCCTCCCGGCGGTTCAGGTGGGGGTGGGTCTGGATCTACTAATACGACAGGTGGAAATGGATTTGGGGTAGCAGGTAATAGCAATAATGGTGGTTCAGGAGGTGGTTCTTTTCCTTATTGTGGTGGTGGTGGCGGTGGAGGAGCTGGAAGCGCCGGGGGAAATTTTAATAGTGGAACAAGCACTCCCGGAAGCGGAGGGGCTGGTTATGCTTCAACTCTTTCAGGGTCTTCTGTAACGTATGCGGGAGGCGGAGGTGGCGCGTTTTATAATGGCTCTACAACTGGATTATTAAATAATGGTGGATCTGGAGGTGGAGGTAGTGGGGTAGCAGGGCTGGGTACTGGATCTGACGGTCAAGCTGGAACTGGAAGCGGTGGCGGAGGATCTTCAGGAACATCAGTGTCTACTGGATTTATAAGCAATGGTGGTGGTGGCATTGCAATTTTAGTGTTCAATTAAGGTAAAAGAATGAAACCTGAAAAAGGGAAGCTATACAAATTATATGGGATTAACGTGGCAGTAGAAATGTTACGTCCGGGTGCATTGTGGGAATTTGATGGTCAAAAGTTTACTAGATGGGACGATGCGCGTCCTTGTCCTACACCACAAGATGTTTTTGATGTAATGGAAAAAATTAAGAATTTTGAAGATTCCATAGACACAATTTATACAGCAGAACAGTTAGCTAAATTTAATGAAGATGAACAAAACTTTTTGAAAGCTACCGAAAAAGTAGAGGTTTAAAATGGCGCACTTTGCAGAACTAGATAGTAATAATGTTGTTATACGAGTTGTTGTTGTTAACACAGAAGATACTTGTGATGCGCACGGAAATGAAAAAGAATATATAGGTGCAGCTTTTTTAGAAAATTTGCTAGGAGGAACTTGGAAAAAAACAAGTTATAACTCGGCTGGTGGTGTCCATAAATTAGGTGGAGAGCCATTCAGGGCAAACTATGCGGGTATAGGGTCTATTTACGATCCTATTAATGATGTGTTTTACTCACAGCAGCCATATCCTAGTTGGACTATTTCTGCACCTGATTGGATATGGAAATCACCTGTTCCTATGCCGCAAGATAATAGCCCATATGCTTGGAATGAAACAAATAAAGCATGGGATAAAGTTGGATAGACGTGTTTAAACTTGATCATGAAACAATATTGATATGGCTTCTTGTATACGTTGTAGGTATATCAGGAACGGTTGGGGCAGTATGTAACTTTGATGTGATCCCGTGTGAGCAGACGGGTGACACAACACAATGGACGCTTCAACTCATAGCTGTAGTGGTATCACTACTGGCTGGACGGAAAAATGAATAATGGACATCATAGACCTTGTATCCAAGATATGGCCCATAGCAGTTGGGTTTGTCACATTAGTCATTGTGTTGGCAAAAATGGATGCGCGGATAACTACGCTAGAAGATAAAGTTAAAAGTATTTTTGAGCTTTGGAATCATCACATTGATAAAGGAAAAGATTAATGGCTGATTGGATTGATACCCTAGAAAAGTTAGCGCCCACTGTTGCCTCAGCGCTTGGTAG